GTAGTCTTCACCTACATTTTCTTTTAAGCGTTCCTTGCAATGTTTTAAAGTTTGAAATATAGACTTAGTACTTATAGTAGTTTCTTTGCTTAGTTCACGTATAGACTTACCAGTCTTTTTGTATAAGTCAAATAACATTTTGTCGTACCAATGCCATCCTTCTACTTCGTTGTTTATTAGTCTTATTATTTCTTCGTAGCATTCGTGTTTTTCTACGCTGTACGGTTCGCATTCTAATTGCCCAATTTCTTCTATGCTTACCTTCGGGTGCTTTGCTTTGTATTTTTCAAAGTCTATGTACATATTCCGTAAAACAAAATAAACGTAACTTTTATTTACGTTGCCATTTGTTATTATTGCTTCGGGTTTGCAGTACTTTAAAATTCTTAGGTATGTTTCCTGTACTATGTCTTCAGCGTAGAAGTGTTCACCAAAGCCATTTACTATACTTACGTATTCTTTATGGTGTTTAGCAACTATTCCTAGCCATTTCATATAAACAAATGTATGATTAATTTTTAAACATACAATAGACGTAATTATAAACAAATAGTTGTTAACAAAAAACCCACTATAAAAGTGGGCTTCGACCGTCTAGGTAATATTGCTTACAAACGTATTTGTCTATTTTTTGTAAGGTGGTTAAACTTACGTCTTTTCCTTCTAAGAACTTATCTAAGTTGTACTGGTGAAACTTATCCCCTTTTAGCTTTATTTCTTGTACTATTTGGTTTCGTGTTTTTCTACGCAGTAACTCCGTTAGAAGTCTTCGTAGCGTGTAGTCATCTATGTACATAACTAAAAAGGTAAGTCATTTGTTTCTTCAGGCTTAATCCATTTGCCTGTAGCTTGTATAGGTTGTTCCGCTTTTTTGTACGGTTCAGAAATCTTTGCAGAAAAGTAACTTACACCTTTAGCACTTTGTTTAACCCATAACGCTATTTCTTTGTCCTGTCCGTCTACGTTAATAGTTCCGCGATAGTCGGGGTGGTTTTCCGCTTTTTTGTTTTCGTTCTTGAAAATTGCACCGCTGTTTACTTTTGTTTCCATTTTATATTTATTTAGATTGTTTGTATTAATTGATTGTAGTATTCTCGTGCTAACTCTATTTTCTCTTGTATTTGCCATATTACCGTTTCGTCACGTTCTACTTTAAATACTTTGATTCGTCTTTCGTTATGTATGTGGTCGAAGTTATGCTTCTTTTGTACGAACTCCCGCACCTCAACGTCTTCTTCTATTTTTTGCAGTCGCCAGTGTTCACGCCTTACTTCGTCTTCTACTATTTCAAAAGGTGTGTTCATTAAGCAATAACAAAGTAACGATTCAGTCTTGCCCGTTAGCCACATATAACCCTGTAACTGGTAGTAGTAGTCTTTGTTAGGTATTTCGCTATCAAAAAACGGAAACGTAGTAGCGTCCCAAGAACATTTTACATCTAAAAGTATTTCTTTCGTGTTTACGTCAGGCACCCCCGTTATATAGTCGTTTTCAAAGCGTTCTTCGTTCTTGTAAATAAAGCCTAATTCTAACATTTCGTTGACAAAACTTATAGCTTCGTCTTCTACTTGGTTTCCTTTGTCCGTGTACCTGCTCCAAAATTCTTTGCGTATGCCGTAGGTGTGTTCTAAAACAAGTTCCTGAATGTAAGTCTTAGCAGTCTGCGAAAGGCTCTCCCCTTTACTTCGGGGGATAGCCATTAGTTTGCCTATTTGTGATGCGCGTATTTTCATAACTTAGTTATTGTTGCCAGTTGGGATGCGTCTAAGTCAAACTTTTCTATAAGTTGGTCTATGTCATATTCACCGTTTTTAATTGCTTCAATAGCTTTAGAAAAACGTACATCATCAATTTTATTTTTCTTTTGTTTAGGTTCGTGTTTTTCTACCTTTACCTGTTCGCCTCCAGCATCCGTGTCTTTGTCCGTTACAAGTCCTAAAGCAGAACTTAACGCATACCTACGAAAGTATGTTACACCACTACCAAAAGACTGAAAGTCATTCATACCTTTTAACTGAACGTAAGGTATTAACGTGCTACTCTCTAAACTTTCACCGCTTTCAACGTGAAAAAGTATTGTTACTAAGTAGTGACGTTCTTCGTTAGTATTGATTAACTGCGTAAAGCCTAATCCGTGTTTTTGTAATAACGGGTTAATCACTTCAAAGATTTTTGGTAAGTCAGCAAATTGGTAGCCATAACCTTGACTATTTTTCATTATAACTGGCACTTCTTGTTGGAACGATGCCAACGCTTTAAATAAATGTTTCATAATAAATGGTTTTAATTATAAGCAAACCTAATCATTATATTTCAATATACAACTATTTTTGGAAAAATTCATTCAATGGTAGTAATATTCCTTTACTGCTATTAGCGTCACCGCCTAAAACATCGCGAGTAGTCTTTAGGTATTTACGGCAAAGGCTTCTTAGTTCGTCTTTTTCTACCATTACAAAGTGTTTTTCGCTTAACCAATAACAATAGTAGTCAGCTTCGCTTGTAGCTATTCCTGAAGGCTTATTACGGCTTTCGTATTCTACGAATATATTGCCAGTTTCTAAGCACTTAAAATCGCGTTTTACTTCAATCTTTTTACCAAGCATTTCATATAGTTGGGTTTCGTATGATAGTCCTATTTCAAGGTCGTACTTAAAGTCGCTATTGTGTTTCATATTCTTTTACTTTTTTCTTGTAGGTTTCTATTATTTCTTTTAGTTCCTGGGTAGTAAACTTTCGTGTTTCGTTAGCTTCAACTTCTAATTTTGTTAGTTCGTCTTCGCCTATTTTCTTAATTAAGTTAGCACGATAGTTTATTAGGTTGCCACTCAGGAACGTATTGCAATGTTCACATTGTAAGTTTACATTCCTTTCGTCAAATCTTACGTTGTAGTGATTATTTGCGTTCCAAAAATGACCAGCGTTTTCTTTTTTAGGTGGTTTTCCGCAGCTTATACATACGTTGCCTTTGTCCCTTAGTCTTATATACTTGTTAAATATTTGTTGGGCTATTTTTAGGTAGTCTTGTAAAGTCATTAGGTCATCTTTCATTTTAGCTTTCGTCTTTTTCCAAGTTTTAACCTTAGCTTCTTCTACGAAAACACGAACACAAGCGTCTTTAAAGCAGTACTTTTGTAAGAACTTTACGGGTTCAAAGGTTTCTTTGCAGTTTTTACACCTCATAACGTAACGTCTTTAAATTGTATTTCTTTTCTTAACATTTCTATTTCGTGTTTTAGTTCAAGGTTCAAAAGTTCTAACCTGAATAAACTTTTATTTGCTACTCGGTATTCAGTTTCTAATTCTAAAAAAACACGATGCACTTCTTTAACGTCTTTTAGACTAGCAGACATACTTGCTATTAAGTCAGTTCTATTAGGGTGCTTTTCTTTTATTTCGTCTAACGATAGACTTATTTTAGCGTGTAGCAGTCCTATTTGTACGCTTGTTTTTAGTAGTATTAAATCTTCCATAGTTTCGTGTTTTTATAGTCCGCAGTAACCGCTGTCGCAGTCTTTAAAATCTTCGTCAAATAATTCTAATTGTAATTTGTGGTTTTTAATTTTTTCGTAAGTTACCCCGCTTTTAAAAGTACATCCGTTTTTTTGTTCCATACGCATAAACCAATCAAACTTGTTTTCGCTTTTAGTGCTTATATGCTTTAAAAAAATTTCGCTTCTATGAAAACAACCTACACAATTATTTTTGTAAGCAAATCTTACGGGTTTGTCTTTCCAGTAGTCTTCTATAGTGTCTTTAAATATTGCGTCTTTTATTAAAGGAAAAGTTACGTTTCTATACGGTAGTTCACTCCATTTGTTACGACCATTCTTTTCTCCAACCTTAAATTTAAAATTTTCTATTCCATTGACTGCTCTTTCAATCATTGTTTTTGCTCTACTCATTTCATTTGCCCTAAACCCTATCCGCATTTCAATTGGTAGTTCCGTGTTTTCGTAGCACCATTGAGCAATCGGTTTAACTTTCATATCAGTAGTGCAGTACCTTGTCATTTGATTAGGTAAGTAATTAGTTCCGTTAGCCATTTTATAGCTTTCTATTACATCTTCAAACGTGTTTTTGCTTATCCAAACAATTTCTTTACCTATATATTGTTCTAAATCTAACATCGTGTAAATTATAGCGTCTTCTTCAAGTGTACCTATAAATTCAGTTCCTATTTTGTCGCTTACAATTTGTCTTATTTTAGCATCAGGAAATATACATTTAATGTCGTTAGTCCGTACTAAAGCAAAGACGTTGTAGTCTGCTGGGTAATGTACTGCTATGTAACTTGAAGTCTTACCTCCACTTAATGAATTAATTGTTTTCATAGTTAAAAAGGTAAATCGTTGTTTCTTAGTTTTTCGCTTGTAGACATTAAACCGCTACTTATTCGTGTTTGTGTAGGTTGTTGAATAATTGGTGTTTCGTGTTTTTGTTCGTTTGCAAATTGCTTGACAAAAGTATAACCTTGTTGTTCTTCTAAATAGTAGTTTAAGGTTTCTTTATCAAACTTTATAAGCATTTTACCTATTTCACCATTTGAACGGGGTTTAATTTTGTTAAAATAAATTTGTGCTTCATTGTATTCGGGGTTTTCCCTATGCACTGTTATCATACATTTGCCCGAGTTAAACCATTCTGAACCACCTTTCAAATCAAATGGTGTAGGTGCGTTACGTTTTCCGTTTTCCTTCTCGGTTAATTTAGGGTGAATTATTGTGTGAAAATGCAAATTGTTTTCTTCAGCTATATAATTTCGTAAGGGTAAAACATATTCTAAATATTGAGCATAACCGCCATATTTTTCGTAATCGTGGCTTAAGTCCTTCCAGCTATCTATTGAAGCCGTATGTAACTCATCGTCTTTTTTTAGCTTTACTGCCCACTCCCAAAAGTCTTTAGGTGTTATTTTACCTTTTGTTTCCTTTCGTGTTATTATATTAAAAT